CGGCCACCGAGATCGCGGCGGGGTTACCGGCACCCAGGAACCCCAGCGGCTCACCCACACCCGTGCCGGACATGAACTTGGAGTCCTCTTCGAACGCGAGTGTCATCGGCCACAGCCGTTCCACCAACGCCGAGAACGACACGATGCTGTCCTGCAACAGTTCGTTCGGCACCACGCTCAGGCCGGTCAGCTTCTTCGCGTCCAGCTCGACCCGCCCGAACTTCGGCGACGCGTCGATCAGGGCGGCGGACTCCTCACCCCAGTACGCGATCATCCCACCGAACAGCGAGGAGGCGTTCGAGGTGACGTCGATCATGGGGAAAGGCACCCGCGCCGAGTCCATCGGAACCACGGTCGCCCGGGACCGCACCACCGCGGTTTCCAACGCGATCTCCAGCAGCTGACTGCGCAGGGTCTCCGGGACCAGGAACCCACCGTCGGCCGGGGACACAGAACTGGCGGCGTTGCGGATCTCCGACCGCATGGCCACCGCGGCCGGGGTCTGGTTGTGGTGCCAGATCGATCCGAGGTAGTCCGTGGCGGTGGAGAACTTGTCGTCGATCGACGCGCCCGGCGCGTGCGGGTTGTGTCGTGCGCCCTGCCCGTAGGAGGTGAGCATCGACGACCGTTTGCCGCCCTTGCCCTGCGGGGAGAGGTTCAGACGCTTGACGCGGTCGCTGTTGTCGTCGTCGACGTCCTTCTCACGCAGGTAGTCGGCGAGTTGCTTCTGGGTTTCGGCTTCGACCATGCGGTGCAGGTCGGTGCCTTCGCCCTGACGTGCGTCGGCGTAGGCGGAGATGAACCCTGCCAGGCTCTCGGTGTTGGTCACGATCGGGGCGAGCTTGCCCGGGTCGCCAAGCATCTCGGCCAGTTCGATGTCGTTCTTCGGGATGGGCACGTTCTTCGGTGGGATCAGAGTCTGCGTCATCGCGTGTTTCCTTTCTGTACCAAGGCGTTCAGCAGCTCGTCCGCCGTGGACGGTGCGGGTTGGAGTAGGCCGGCGAACATGGCTTGCCACGTGTCGCTGGTGGTTGACGTGTCGCTGGTGGTGGTGCTGACGGTGAGGGCCGGGAGGGTTGGTTCCGGCTCGAGCACGGGCTCCGACTCGACCACGGGTTCGACCACGGGTTCGGGTTCGGTCGCGACGGCGGCGACGGCGACGGCCGGTAGGGCCACCATGCTCGGACCGGTCTCGTCGGGGCCGGTGCCGTCCGGCTCGACGGGTGGCTTGGCCACCCGATTCGGGGTCACGATCGTGTCCGCCAGACCCGCGTCCACCGCCTGCTGTGGGCTGTACCACCTCTCGGCCTGCATGATCGCGCGCCACTCGCCGGCGTCACTGTCGCCGCGTTCGGCGTACACCGTGGCGATCGTCTCGGAGATGCTGTCCAGCACGTCCGCCCATTCGCGCATCTCGGCCGCGTTGCCCATGCAGACCCCGGACGCGTCGTGGATCATCATCTGGGACGCCAGGCACATCTCGACCGTGTCGCCGGACATGGCGATGAACGATGCCGCGCTGGCGGCCAGGCCCTCGACGGTGACGGTCACCGCCCCGTCGTACGCCACGAGCATGTTGTAGATGGCGTACCCGTCGAACACGTCCCCGCCGGGGGAGTTGATGCGTACGTGCAGGTCGCCACGGCGGCCCTGGAGTTGGTCGGCGACGTCCTGGGCGGTGATTCCCCAGTATCCGATCTCCATGTAGAGCAGCAGCTCGGATGGGCCACCATCGTAGTCCACAATGGACAGTTTTGAGGGTTGGAACGCTGTCGGACGCGGCCGGGAATCCCGTGCACGCAACAGCTTCCACACCCGCTGATCCAAACTCATTGATCCTCACCATCCCCACCCACAGTCTTAGGCCGCCACACACCAACAAACGTGCCCCGGCACCGCTCCCGACCCAGACAGTCCACATAGCCCCCGACCGGATACAGCTTGTACAGCGGCCTCTGGTCATCGGTGTTGCAGATCCACCGGCCATGGATCGCACGACACGGCGCGCACGTGTTGGTGTCCAACACCTCTGAGGCGTAGATCGCGCCCGACGGTGCCCGCCGCAACGTCTCCACCCGGCCCGTGTTCTGCGCCCCCGTCAACGCGGCGCCGAGTTGCTTCGCCGGCTCAGCGTCGGTGAGGCTTTCCAGATGCACCCGGACCTGACCGGCGACCTCATCCGGGTCCGCGTCCGGCCCGGCCCGGCGAGCCGCTTCCCGCCCGGCGGAGATCTTCAACCCGTCCGCCAGCAGGTCCACCGTCACCGTGGCCCGGTCCCGGAACTCTTCCTTCGGCGGTGCCGCCGCCTTCACCTCGACGTCCTGGGCCGCTGCCTCCTCCACCACCCTGTGGGCGGCCTTGTCGGCAAGGTCGTGCATCGCGTTCATCACGCGGTTGATCGCGGTGTCGGTGATCAGGCTGAGGTCCGCGAGCCCGGTCAGCACACCGGAGCGCAGTACGTGCGCGATCTGCTCAGCCAGATCCGAGATCCACTCGGCCACCACCGACGCCGCCCACACGGTCAGCAGCACGTCCAGCGCGGTTTCCCAGTCGTCCTGCACGGGTTGCAGGTCCACCGACTCCGCGGCGGCCGGGTCGTCCGGCGGGTCGTCGGCGTTCCGGGGCCGGCCCCGGACAAGGTCGAGCAGTTCCGTCACGCGCCGCGCCAGCTGGGCCGATAGGTTCTCCGGTGCGGGCGGCGGCGCGCCTGGGTCGGTCACTGCCTCGGTCGCCGGGACACCGGGCGGCTGCTGCCCGCCCACCGGAACCACCGGCGCGGCCGGTACGGCTGGTGGCGGGTCGGGTGACGGATCCACGCTGGGGTCCAGGCCCGCACCGAACCTGTTCGCGATCTCCCGAGCCTCCTCAGTGCTGAGGATCGGCCCGACCGCCAGATACATCTTTTGCAGCGCTTCGACCAGCACCCGGTCAGCGTCATCCTGAGGATCCGTGGTGGTGTCCGGGGCTGGGGCGGTGATCTCGATCCGCTGGACCATCGGCGGTAGCCCGGCTGTCTTCAACGCGTCCGACCAGTCCACGCCCAGGTCGTAGAGGCTCTGCGCGATCGCCACCCGCGCCGCGAGATCTTCGTTCTCCGCGGTCTGGTCTTTCGACACCACCGGCGCGTAGTCCCACTCCAGGCCGCGAGTGGTCGCCCCGTACATCGGCAGCAACTGGACGTTGATCAGTTCTTTCCACCGGTCGAGCCGGGGGGAGGTCAGTTCCCGACCGAACCAGTCCGCCGACGCGTCAGCGGTCGCTCGGTTGACGTCGGTGATGTCACCGAGCGCGAACTTCGGGATCTGCCACGCTTCCCGGATCATGTCCCGGGACACATTTCGTAGTTCGACGAACTGCATGTCCCGCTGGGTGATCTTCGTTTCCGTGTAGGAGGCGCGTTCCAGGATCGCGACCCGGTGTGCGTTCGCCACGCCCTGGTGCTGTTCGCGCCACCGCATGGTCATCTCGTCGTACTCGTCGTCGGAGAGCCGTTGTTCGACGGTGACGATCCCGCCCGGCTGCGCGCCGTTGATGAAGAAGTTGCGGTTCCACTGCGCGCTGTAGCGGGCGGATTCCAGGTCCGTCATCAGCGACTGGACCGGGGAGAGGCACCCGTACGGGTCTTTCGGGTCCGGGGTGCGCATGGACAGCACCTCATCCAGCCCGAGCGGGATCTCCTCACCGTCCGGGGACGTGTACATCCACCCGGACTGAAAGTTTTTCACGTCCGGGATGGGGAAGATCCGGTCGGGGCGGACCGGCCACAGCTCCAGGGGCAGGTCTCCCGCGCGGGTGCCGCGCCCGTACTGCCCGGACCGGGCGACCACGACGCACGTTTTCCCGGCCAGCTCGAGATGCTGTTGCCCGACCTCCATCAGCTCGAACCTGGTGAAGAACGGGTTCGGCTTACGAATCAGGTCGATCATGGCGTGTGACGCGACCGGGACGCGGTCGTCGTCCAGGCCGGACGCGGCCGTGCGGTATAGCGTCCAGTCGCTGCGCGCGGTGGAGTTGGCCAGCCGGGACACCACGGCGTACACCGTGGACACGGTCTCCATCATCGCCAGCGGCGCCTCGCCGCGACGTGAGCCGAACAGGCCCGTGGCGCGTCCACCGGAGCGGGCGGACGTCATGGGTGGGGGGCCCAGGTTGCGTACGGCGCGGGCGAGCACGCCAAGCGGGGACCTCATGAGCGCTCACCGCCGCTCAACGCTTCGATGATCAGCAGCGACGCACCACCGACGGCCAGCCCGGCGGGGATGCCGAGTCCTGTCCATGCGGAGGCGGTGAGCGCACCGAATCCGCCGAGGGTAAAAATGGCGGTACGCGCCCGAATGGACCATCGCCCGAAGAGTGCTAGTCGTGACCGCATGGCGCCACCGTTTCGAAATAGTTATCGAAACGGTCGCATGGGGTCACATCTGCGAAGGTACAGCCATAAACCGCAGGTCACCACGGTTGCCACCCCGTAACCGGAGCGGTAGTCCGGCGGGGCTAGTAATAGCCGTCAACGTCAGTCATTATTCGTTTATGACCGTTAACGAGCCCGGCCCGGAAATTGTGTACTACACGTCGGCGGAGTTGGCCGAAAGATTCCGTACCCGTTTGAGTACCATCCGTTACTGGCGGCAGGTCGGGACCGGCCCGGCCGGTGTCCGCATCGGCCGCCGCGTGCTCTACGCCGCCGACGACGTCGCCGCGTGGGAAGCCACCCGCAGGCGACCAGAGGTCACATGAACCGCACCCGAGGGGTAGGCGGCTCATAGAACGCCAGCAGCAGGGCGTCCGCGTTGTCCGGCGACCGCTTCAACCGCTTGATGATGTCGTCCTTGGACTCGATCCTGATCGCGCCCCCCGCCGGGGCCGTGTCCCACCCCGGCTCCAATAGCTGAGCCGCCGTCGTGTCCCCGTTCTCCATCACCGACAGGTCCCACCCCCCCGTCCGCGACAGCTCACGCCCCACCTCCCACCACATCTCCGCACGCACGTTGCTGTACTTGGCCGGCTCACGCGACTTGTTCGCGACGTTCACCGGCACGATCTGCGCCCGCACGTCCTTGCGGTTGCGTAGCTCCCCGATGAGACCCCGGCCCACCCCGATCTCGTCGATCTTCACCCTGGTAGCGCCTGTCTCCGCGATCGCGCGGACCACCATCGGCGCGATCGTCGCCGGGTCCTCCGACAACTCCCGCCACTCCCGGCCGGCCACCCGGCCCCGCCGTTCCCGGATCACGGTCTCATCCCCGCCGCCACCGACATCCACGCCCAACTCGACCGGCACCAGCTCCGCCGGCGACGGTGGTTCCTCGGGCGGCACACGACACGCCGCCACATGCGACGCCAGCACCACCTTGCCGGGGTCGTCGTGCGAGAACTCACCGAGCACCTTCGAGCGGTAGATGGGGTTCGTTTCGCCCCAGTCCACCAGCTTCTCCGCCGCCCACGTCGGCGAAATCAACTGTTCGGCCAGCGCCGGCGGCACCTCCTCGCCGGTGAAGTTCGGCGAGTCGAACGCGCTGATCCCGATCTTGTGCCAGCTGCTGGTGGCCGCGTGGACCTTCGCGAACTGGGTGGAGTTGTTGTCCGGGTTCCCGATCGCGAGGATCCGGCACCCGTCGTTCGTGGTCAGCGCGTCCGCCGCGGTCCACAGCTGATCGGGGATACCGGACGCCTCATCCAGCACGACCAGCACACGGCGCGCGTGGATGCCCTGGAACGCCGCCACATCGTGGTCAGCGGGTTTCCGGCCGAACCCCACCAGCTCGCCGTCGATGTGCCATTCGGTCTGGTTGACCCGGCCGGGCAACGCCCCCAGGCGGTGGGCTTGCCGGATGTACCGCCACAGGATCGCCCGGACCTGAGGGAACGTCGGGGCGGTGGTGACCACGAACGCATCACCTGGGTCGTGCACCGTCAACCACCAGGCCACCACCCGTGCCGCGATGTGGCTTTTCCCGACACCGTGGCAGGACCGGACAGCGACCCTGCGGTGGTCCAGCACCGCCTGCATGATCTCGGTTTGTTTCGACCACACGTGCTCGCTGAGCCGGTCGGACACCCACCCTGTGGGGTTGGTCCGGTAGGCGGCGGTTCGTTTCGCGTGCTCCCTGCGGTCGTCGATACGTTGCGCGGCCAGCAGCAGAGGGTCGCTGGTCATCCCGTTGAGCGCAGGTGACGGGCCGCTACTTCACGGGCCGGTTCGAGCTGCTCGGCCGTCGCGTTGACAAACGTCAGTGCCGCGTCGATCGCCGCCAGCACCCGGTCAGCCTGCTTCTCCGTGATCGTCAGCAGACGGTCGTCGATGTTGAGCTTCGCGATCCCGACCAGGATCGTGTTGCACCGGTCCATGGCCCGCTCGAACATGGCGATTTCCGATCGCAACTGCTCGCTACCGCGGACGTCCTCATACCGGTACTCGGCCAGTTCGGCGACCTGCCCGGCCATGATGTCCTTCCACAACACGTCTTCGGTG